GAGCACGAACTGCTTCCAAAAGGATATCTTTTAATTCCTCTTGGATAGCTTCTCTTACTGCGTCTTTGATAAATGATTTTAATTCACTTGGTTTCATCTGTTATAAATATTGAAATTAAAAAGCTTTTAAATCGTCTCTGTCAATTATTAGCTTAAGTTCATCGATTAATGTTTGATTGTTTGCTGTAAATGAAAGCTCAGTCTGAAGTAAAGTAATTCCTGACTGGTTAAGAGCTAAAGCTCTTTTACGAGTTACTGTAGGGCTAAAAGGTACTTCTTCTATTTGGAAAGTAAACCCTTTATAAGACCCATCATTAACATCTGCTTGGTTTTGATTATTAGCTGTTTGAATTATAGTATCTGATATAGTATCTAATGTTGAATTAGGATTACATAATAAAATTAAAGAGTCTAATTGGCCTAAAGCATTAACTATTTTATTAATAATAGAGGTGACTACTGCTGTAGGAACTGCTGTAGCATTTATACTTCCTGAATTTTTTTCTAGTAAAGGTAAAACCTTATCATCAATAGTTTCTAAATCACTTAATAAAGCGGGAACAGCACCAGGTATAACAGGTACTACTTTAGCAGCTGCAGAAGCTGCTAGTTTAGTTGTTTCCACTGAAGATAAAAGAGATTTTAAAGTATTAGTAACATCTTGTAAACCCCCAATACTAAAATTTAAAGTACTTAATTTAGTTCCAATTGAATTAAGTTGACCTACTATATTATTTCTAGTGTCTATTAATCTTTGTAATTGATCAGGTGTAGGACAAAATTGTTGTTTTAAAGCATCTATTTGTTCTGGGGTAGTAGCTTCGGCTTGGGCTGTTTCAAATTCACCAATAGAATATTCTTTAGCTAAAGACGTTAATTTGGGTAAAATAAGTTTTATAGTTTGTTTACCTAAATTTAAAATACGTTGTCCAAATTTAGCTTTACCTTTTGGTTTTAAAGCCTCAGGGACACTTTGTTCTACTAAGGTAGGGTCAACTTGTTGAAGTTGTGTGTTTTCTTGAGCTTGTTGTCTAGCAATTGCTTCTTCTTGTCTAATTAAATCTAGTTCTAAAGGTCCCATTATACAGTTTTTACAGAATTAGACAATAAACCATTTAATTGAGTAATTAAATTAGTAATAGTAGTATTAGTTAAAGCCGCTTGGGTATTAGTAGGAGCTAAAGGAGCACCTGGGGGGACACCAACTTGTAATGAAAGTATATTAGTTAATGTGGCTAGCTCTTGAAGTAATGTCTGTAATAGATTTATGGTAGATTGACCTAATAAAACCGGTTCAGTAGCGTTTTTAGATCCAAGATATACTTCACCGGATTGTAAAATAATAGGACCTGTTGTATCAAAATTTATAGATTCAACAGCGTTTAAATTTATAGATTTTTTAGAAGATAAAAGTAAATGATCTTCTGTTGTATTAAATACTAAACGACCCGAATTTAAAATTATTTGTTTTCCTGAGTATTCGTTGGGTCTAGTTGGGGGGTTATTTGGGTAACTAAAATAATCGTTTACACTAGAAACTTCAATAGGAATTTTTTGAGTACTTGTAAAATATACTGAAGTATCATCATTATTAATATCTTCTATTGTAGGTATCCATCCTTCTTCTGTTTGAATACCTTGCCCATTACGAATAATAGTAATTGGATCCCCGTCAGTTCCTGTTGAAGACCAAGTATTTGGAGTGTTTTTAACAGTTGATCCTAAACGAATTGAATTACCCCATCTACCTTCTATAATTTTATCCCCTTCAAACGGTAAAAGCGGATGTATATTAGATCTTTCTTTAAAAGTAACCCCTAAAAATATTTCAGTAGATTGATCTGTTACTCTTCTTACACTTCCAGCTTCAGTTTGAATATAATCTTTTTGTTGGGGTAGGGGTAAAGTGTTAGCATTTTGAGGGTAAGCATTATGGTGGGGATGATTCCATACACCTACAGTATTAATATAGTAGTTATTAGTATTTCCTGTAAACTCTCCTATATTAGTGTTGGGTAAAGCTAAAATATAAACTATTTCGTTTACTAAAGGAAAATTTTTAAATGAAGGATCTATAGGACGAGCTATTGGGTATAGTTGGTTTGGTGGTGTGGGGGATTGAACTAAATCATATTCGACCGTCCCTAAACCATTCCATTCTCCTAATTCTCTAAAACGGGGGTGGGTTTCATCTAAAACAATACTAATTATCCTACCTGAAACTAGTAGATTATTTAGTCCTAAACTGGTAAAGGTATTAAAGCTATTTTGTTTAGAATTATTAGCTACGTTATTAATAGCTATCAAACCACGACTACCCGCCATTATTATTCAGATTTAAACTTGCTTATTTCATCAAGTAATTGTTGTTTTTCCTCGTCTGAGATACCTAATGCACTTTCTCCGCCTTCACTATTCATAGCACGTTGTGCTAGGGCTGCCATTTTAATTAGAAGGTCATCGTTTTTAACCCCTATTTCCATATATTCTTTGATTAATGGGACAATAAGAGTAGCATCACCAATTTCTTCAATCATAGGTTGAAGTTCCTTAATAAGGGCAGTTACCTGCTTATCTTTTCTTTGTTGGTTATTATAAATTTCCTCTAGAAGATCTGAGAATTTTTTCTTACCAAATACTATTTTATCAAACTGGCTCATAGTTATAAATACTAGGTTATTTAAAATCTACGTAACCGTGCTCTAAGTAATATATATAGTTGCGTTTAAATATATCATATAGTTGATTTGCTATTTTTGTAATTTTAGGTGTTTTAGCATCAACCTGTTCGCGTATATAAATGTATAGAGCTTTTTTATTAAATACGTCTATATCTTCTCTTTTACGGAATAGCTCTAAAATTGCATCAGCTATTTGAGCATCTTCATCTTTTGCAAATAATTCAAAGATATTTTCAGTACAATATTCTGTGTATAAGTCTATAAATATAGAAAGTTTATCTTGGTGTGGATCACTTGCTGTATTTTCGTCTATAACGTATGAATGACGTTCGTCTTCTTCTACTCCTTCAACTGGTGCCTTATCAATTCTGCGCTTATAGTTTCGCGTGTTGGATATAATTAAATATCGTTTAGCAATAGTACCAAAGTAAGAGTATGCTTTAGACCCTTTACTTTGATCATACAGATGCATTTTAGAAAGGAGGAAGGTAATTACTTCATGCTGAAGATCTTCGATATTTTCTACTTCAGTATAATAAAATTTAAAGGTGTGAATAATATTTTCAGTAAGTTTAAAAAATGGATAGTGAATATACCTATGATATATCTTTTCCTTTTCTAAAGGATTAGTTGATTTATTATATCTTACAATAGCATCCTCTGTTTCTTGAGTAAAATATTGTACACCTTTTTTCTTTTTTGGGATTACTTCTTCACTCATAATTTTACGTTATAGGGTCTTAGCATATCATTTAATATTTTAAGTCGATCAAAGAAAAACCCTACTTCATCATCACTTTTAAAAGTACCTTTAGCATCAATTTCATTGATACGTTTATTCATAAATTCTACAGTACTACCTAAACCATTAATGTATTCCTGGTAAGAGATAATAGCATCTTGTCTTTTGTTTAATTCATCTTCGTATCGCTCAACCTTGCGTAAAAGGTTAAAGGTCGTGAATCCCATGACCACGACCAATAGTGATAAAATTAATATAATATAGATCATAGATTATCTAATAGATTTTTTAATCCTTCACTTCTAACCGAACCAAGAGCCTTTTGTTTGGCAGCAGCTGGAGCTGGTTTTTTGGTTTCCATTTTAAAGTTATTCTTAGTAGGAACTTCACCTTTCAATTTAGGTAACCATTCACGCTCAAACTCAATACGAGCTGCCATCATATCACCAAAGTGGAGAACGAATGGAAGACAAGTACGTGGTTTTTGCTCTGGCATATAAGTCATTAAATATTTCTTATTTGCCTCATCGTACAAACCATCGTGTGTTTGAATCGCGAGCATTTCATTAAACGTGTACTGAATGCCGTGAGATTGGAGCATGAATAAACCACGGTCTGGAACCGAAGCAAATGGAAGTTTAGTGTTGAACATATAGTCCTCTCCTAATTTGTCTTTACGCCATTGATCAGTTTGTGGGATATATGATTCGTGTTCTTCGTCTCCCATCTTACCTAGGTCATGGTTTAGAGCAGCAAATACTAGTTCTTCAATAGTGTAACCAGACATATCAGCTCCTTCATCAGACCATAATTGATGTTGTTTTAGGGCACAACGTACAACACGAATTACGTGTTCTACATAACCTCCAGGAAAAGCATTGTGGTATTCTTTTTTATGAGCAGCAGGCATAAGCATAACACGCTCAGCATATTGATTATAAAATTCCAATAGTTTTTCTTTGCGAGGTGAAGAGATATGCTCTTCAATAATACCCAAAAAGACATTCCAATTATTTTGGATTTGTTCTGCAGTAAGATTCATAACTTTTATTTAAAATTAGTTTTGACGTTGTACCATCATTTTAAGATCACTGATAATATCGTGAGCTTCTGCAATAAGCTGTTGGTATTGTTCTTTTGTTGTTGAGGGGCGAGTAATTAAAACATTCATAGAGGTAAGTTTACCTTCTAGTTTTTCTAGTTTTTGTACTGCTAAATCAGGGTTTCGCATAATCGAATTTTTTTAGTTATATAATAATATAATGATAGAGTGATATAAAATCACGCTTTATCCAATATTTTCTTTATAGTGTCTTGGATTTTTTTAATATGAGCACACTTTTCGTACTCTTCTACACCTTCAAAATAACGAAGGGCCATTTCTGAAGCATAAAGCAGATTTTCGTCTGTAAAAGTAAATAACGCATCTACATCTACTCTACGCTTTAAGTCTAGTTTAGAGATATAAAACCATGCTCTTGAATAGGTAACCATTTCAGCCATATCATCCATACCAGCCATTTCTTTAACTACCTCTTCTGGGAGGCTTTTGTAAATTTGCTTGTATAGAGATTGATGATTTAAAATGATTTTTTTGAACATCCCAATCCAAAACATAGGAGTTTCTTGGATAATGATGGTATCACTGGCTGCTTCTGCTTGATTTTCGAGAGAAGAGCCATCAAATAAATTAAATATTTTATTGATATCCATCTGCATATACATATATGCTATAAGGGAAAAACATAAAGGATAAATTTGCTCTTCCTGCTGGACTTGAACCAGCGACCCTCTGATTAACAGTCAGATGCTCTAACCAACTGAGCTAAGGAAGACTAAATGGTAGAGCTTTATCTCCAAAAAGGAATCACCTACTCTACCTGGTAGGAGACTTTACGCGATTAATCGACAACCTACAGGACCATTCGTGAGATTAGCTTCCTCCAATGGTTGTTACCGTCCTAGTGCTAAATCAGGTAACCGCTGAGCCCCCAGTCGGATTCGAACCAACGACCTACTGATTACAAATCAGTGGCTCTACCAGCTGAGCTATGGAGGCAATTGAGAGGTTTTTTCTAAGACGCTATCGGTTCACGTACTCTCCC